GGAATTTATTCATAAGAGTAAGAATCGAACAGATCAATGTATTATATCGGGAAAAGACCCTTTAACATTGCAAGAGAGAATTGAATTTGCTATTGAAATGAATCCAAACCTTGACATGAAAGATTTAAAACAGAAGATGGAAAAGGATGTTGGAGTCTGGATTACCTATGTAGAGCCGAATGATAACGTAGTTTCTATTGATTTGTCCCATACTGTAGGATGGTCTGCTGGTAATACTGCACTTTATCTTGCATGTCAGGGCGGTGCTGAAAAAGTTTATGTTTTAGGATTTGACCTTAGTTCATATAATGCTCCTTTAAACAACATGTATAAAGGTACAGATAATTATCTTCCATCTGATGCAAAGGGGTTTAATCCTGTGAATTGGTATAATCAGATGATATCAGTATTCAGAGAGTTTTCTTTATCCAACATCAAATTTTATCTGGTAGATTCTGAAGTTAAATTTGATGAAGATAATGTATATTATATAACAAAGAATGAATTGTGTGAGGAGTTAAGAATAGTATGACTGATTGCATGGAATGGTCTTGTCAATTTTGTAGAGAAAGACAAAGACCTATACCGTATTAGGTTTGTCAAAGAAAAGACTTGACATTCCGTATAAAACAGTATATAATACAATAATTAACATACGATAATATACATCAACATAAGGAGATACAAAATGTCGTTAGCTCAAATGAAGAAATCTAATTCTTTGGACGCATTGCTCGGTGCAGCAGTCGCAGAGAATCAATCCCAAGAAAAGAAGTCCTATGTGGACGAGCGTTTGTGGAAGCCAGAACTTGATAAGTCAGGTAATGGTTATGCAGTCATTCGTTTTTTGCCTGCTGTAGATGGTGAAAATATGCCGTGGGCAAAGATTTGGAATCATGCATTTCAGGGGCCAACTGGTCAGTGGTATATTGAGAACTCTTTGACCACGCTCGGTAACAACGATCCTGTATCAGAAATGAACTCTGCATATTGGAATTCTGGTGTAGAGTCCGATAAGGAAATCGCTCGTCGCCAGAAACGTAAGTTGCAGTATTACTCTAACATTTATGTTGTGAGTGATTCCAGGCATCCCGAGCATGAGGGTAAGGTATTCCTCTTTCGGTATGGTAAGAAAATCTTTGATAAGCTTATGGAAGCAATGCAGCCTGCATTTGAGGATGAAACTCCTGTCAATCCTTTTGATTTCTGGAAGGGTGCGAACTTCAAGTTGAAGATTCGTAAGGTAGATGGTTATTGGAATTATGACAAGTCAGAGTTTGAAGCTCCATCTGCATTGTTTGATAATGATGATGATATTGAGAAAGTATGGAAGAAGCAATATGCTCTTACTGAGTTTACTGCTCCTACTAACTTCAAGTCATATGATGAACTGAAGACTCGTCTCAGTATGGTTCTTGCCGGTATTACTATTGTAGGAAATGTAACAACCTTGATGGAAGATGAACCTGTTCTATCTGTTACTATTGATACAAAAGAGGAACCTGCTCCTACTGTAACAGTTAATGATGAAGAAGATACGATGGATTATTTTCAGAAACTTGCTGAAGATAATTAATCGTTAAAGTGTGGTTATAAGCGTGTGAATGACCACCACACTTGGAAAGAGGGAACTTCGGTTCCCTCTTTTTTTATGCTGCAGCATTAACTGTTGCAAGTATCGGACTTGGGTGACTAAATGATGTTGAAGTTTGAGTCATGTTTGTTTGATTAGTATTGACGTTGCTAATAGGAGCAAATAATGCTGGGGCGCCGCCACCCTGGCCCATAGCACCTCTTCGCAACCCAGCTTCTTGTATTTGTGCAGTTCTTTGAGCATTCATTACTACTCCCCCAGTAGAAGGTAGTATTAGTTCGGGCCCAAGTTCACCAACAAGCATTGGTTGACCTTTTTGGAATGGTCCACCCTTTGCCATACCCATAGCATCTAAAATCAAGGCAGCTGTTTTTTTGATAATCCAATCTGGCCGAGACCACTCGGCGCCAGGCCAAGTCTCTAGAATCGAGTTAATCATTTTTTCTCGGTGGGCTATTCTTGATTTTTCATCGCCAGCTATATCTCCAAGCTTAGGGGCTTCTGTACTTTTCGTTATACCCAAAGTTTTCAGTACCCAACTTATTGGATTTTGAAGAAAATCTACTAAACCATCAGGTAACATAGATTTTAAAATCTTGGAAAATAAACCTTCTGTTTCTCCTACAACAATAGGCTTTTTCGTTACAGGGTCGATCATTTCCATTTTTTCAGTAGACGTGTCACTCCATCCAAATTTAGTTTTAATCCAACTCCAAGGAGACTTTATAAAATCCAGTACTCCTTTTGGTATAACTGATTCAAGTATTTTATTAAACAGTCCTGCTGGGTCTTCCTCTGATTCTTTAATTATAGCTTGTGCGTCTGAAACTGGTGTGCCCGCTATTATAGCAACCGCCTTTTCTCCTAAAAATGTTTTAAGAACCCAATGAAAAGGATTTTCTATAAACTTCAGCACTCCTGCTGGCAAAACCGCTTTCAAAATTTTATCAAAAATGCCTGTACGAGATTCTTCATCTCCTACTGTAAGTCCGTGAGCTTGTTTTACCTCTGCTAATGCCTCCGCTGGTGTTTTCCATCCGAATAATCCAAAAACCCAATTAATCGGAGACTCAATAAATTTTACTACTCCAGCTGGTAGTATAGCCCCTAACAAATCAACCCACAGACCAACAGCAGTACCAGCTATAACTTTTGCTTTCTCTGCTGTAGATATCGGATGTACATCGTCTTTTGATCCCAATTTTAACCAATTAACAAATATATAATCTATTGGGTCTTTAACAAATTCTCTTAAACCTTTCGGTAAGATAGCATCTAATACCAGACCGAAGAAACCTACCATAGCACCTTCATCTAGTTTTTCTTGTGCTTCTAGTCCAGTTGCAGTGAGTTGGCCACCAGTGCCACCAGCCGCACCCGCTCGGCCAAGCGCGCCAACTGTTTTGGTTTTCCATCCAAGCCAATGTACCATTATATAATTAATGGGGCTTTTTACAAAATCCGTTATTGCTTTATAAATATTTTCACCAATAATGGCTTTAATAATATTTGCCAATAAACCTGTAACATTCTTTTGTTCCAATTGTTCAACTGCTTCTAATCCAGATGCTGTTACTGTTCCTTCTTTACTTTTCCAAGCAAGTAGGTCTACTAAAATATAATCAAGAGGATTGGTGAAAAAGCTTTTGATAGCTTTAACAGTGTCCTCTCCAATAATATTAGTAATAATACTTCCAAAAATATCAACAATCTCTGTTATTGTACCAAATACTTTTTTACCCATTTCAGTAGGTGTAACTTCTCCCTCTTCATCAGTTGTTACTAAATTCAACCAACTCAATACTGTAGTCAACGGACTTTTTACAAAATCTTTAATAAATTGTGGTACAAAGAAATTAATAATTTGCATAGCGAAACCAGCAAGCATACCTATTGTACCAAATACTAATTTACCAAATGCAGTAGTTGTGACTATTCCTTGGTTGTCCTCTTTTGTTAAATTAAGCCACTTTAATACAGTGCCTAAAGCGTCTTTTGCAAAATCTATAAGCCATGGTGGAATAATAAATTTTATTAGTGAAGTTAACCAATCTTCTTCTGGTTTATCTGTTACTGTTACTGTAATAGGTATTTCTTCTTTGGGCCCAAGACCTAACCATCCTTTTACAGTTCCAACAATAGCATTCCATATTTTGCCAGGAAATTCTTTAATTATATCCCACTTCTCACTCAACCATATACCTGTGTCATCAATGAATTTTGCTATTTTTTCACCACCAATCCATCCTAAAAGAGCACCAAGAAGGGCACCAATTGCTCCGCCAATTGCAGTACCGATAACAGGAACAACACTACCAATAGTAGCACCAATTAAGGCCCATTTCATACCACCCCACAAAGCACCTTTTAATCCTGAATCTACACCACCAAAAAGACCTCCTATAGTACCGGAAAGTTTACTTACACCCCATTCGTCTGATTTAAAATATCCCGCAATGCCATCTTTTATCATCATGGCAGCACCGGCAAGGAGTGCGGCTGGACCGATCAGTTTCCCGAGGCCAGGGATTGCCGCGGACAACCCGAACCCACCGCCGGTGGCCGCAGCACCGGCGGCCACCTTGCCGGTGCCGGGTTTACCCCCCGATACTGATTTCGCAATTCTTTCTAGTAAAGAAAGTTGTTCCTTTTTGAACTTTTCTGCGTCTCTCTTTTCTTCAGTTGCTTTTGCTCCGCCGGCAGGGCTTAACTCAACATTGCCCAGTCTTTCAAGAGTTTCTTTTAGAGTTGCCATTTACTTTTTACCCTTAGGCAATGATGTGCCTGGTTTACCAACATACAAACCAAAGAATGCCGCACCAGCACCGACTATGGTGGATATAAATGCTGCTTGTGCATTAGTGGGATCAGGTAATGCCATATACCAAGTTGTCGATGAATAGAATGCATAGATGTATGCTAACATGATTAATCTAGGAATTACTCTAAACTTATCCAATAGTCCCGCTGTTTTATTGTACCATGTAGGTTTATCTTCTCCGATATTAGGTACTAAATCAGATACTAATAGTTCGTATTCCTTAGTTGTTTCTGTTACTTTTACTTTATCATCGGCCATTTATTTATTCCGTCGCTCTTCATTTTTTCTTTTTTCTTCTTCCTCTTTCAAAAAATTCATTAATAATCCAATATATATTTCCCTTTCCCACGGTATCATATTTTCTAATTCAGTTAAACTATAATTATGATGTTGCATCATTCCAAAATTAGTTCTATAATAATTCTCCAAAGTATCATGAGAAAGGGCTATACGAAAAAACTTTGCAAACCCTCAATCAGAATTTCATTTTTCTTCTTTGTCTTAGGGTTTTTCACTTTAATCACATGTTGTAATTTGGGCATAGTTTCAAAAAAATTAGTCAATTGCTCAAAATTCTTTGATGACATGCTATCCAAAAAAACATCCAATTCTTTTTCAGACATATCTATTCTAGAAAAAACGTCTTCCCCATCATGAATTTCATGTATACATTTTTTAATCATATTAAAAATGTTCTCTGTGTTTGTATTTACTGTAAGTCCTGTTATATCTCTTAAACATGGATATCTCATTACCATACTAATATCATCTGTTAATTGAACAATATTGGTATGATCAGCTGACATTTGAATTTCTACATCTTCTAAATTAATTTCAACATCAACACGAGTCTCTTCATCATCAGAACATAATACATTTAATACAATTTTTTCTCCAACTGATTTTCCTCTTATTCGTAAAAAAATATATTCCATATCAAACATGGGCATTTTATAAGGGTCAATGTCATCAAGAACACAATCATTAAGAATTTGAGCAAAAGTGTTTTCCATTAATTTATCATCTTTAGATTCTTGAGCAATCATCAAAGCCTTTTGTTCTTTTACAAGAAAAGGTCTATATTTTAATTGTTCACTAGTAGAAGGTAAAGTTAGTTCATAGGTTAAAGTATTAAGTTTTGGTAGTGCCATAATTATTCATCCTTTGTTTATAATTTAATTGAGTCCAAGTGTCATCAAAATCCAAGAATTTGCCCTTGGCCGCCTAGTTTTACGACTGCCGGAAAATTGCGATTAATATTTCGTTGCACAGTGTTTGCTAAAATGTCAAATTCTTCACTTATTAAGCTTGGTGGTTGCTTGTCAATACGCAAAGATTGCCAATATCTAAAAGAAAAACTTATAGTAGTTTTTATAATTTCATTGTTTGTGGCTTGACTCAAGTCTGTTCCACCAATTGTTTTGGGAAATGCTTCTACAAGTCGAATACCATATCGTCTTTTATCTTGCTTATCTAATAGATAGATTTCAATTTCTTTTACATAATCATTATAATAACCAATATTCCAAGTGTGTTCATTAAATGCGAGTTCTTGCCATTTTTCAAAAAATCTCCTTTCATCTAATCCAGCACTGGCCTGAAATGTCATGGTTATATCTTCTGCATATGTTACCCCATCAACAATCTCTCTTGTTGGTCCATAGGTATTTGAATCTGTTAAAGTGTTTAAATTCCGGCCAGGAATTGAGATAGATTCACATCTTAATGAAACTTTTTGTGCCTCGGCA